TCACATTTAGTGTAGTGGTTCCGTCAGGTAGCTTACCCATACCTGAGATACTGTTGCCAGTAATTGTAGAAAAACGAGCTTTAGTATAAACAGCCGCTGATTCCCCTGCGTAATAAAACTTAATATTATTAGTTCCTACAGGAGGAGCAGTAGTAAACGTAAGTGTAGTTCCGTCAAGAGTCCAAAGCGTAGTGTCGTCGGTATTTATCTGCTCAACATCATTAAGGTAAAGAGTACACTGCCCTTCATTAAGGCCGCTCTCTGTTACAGTAAATGTCTTGTTACTACCGTTACCACTGAAAGACTCAAAAGTACCTACCGCACCTATAGTATCAAATGTGTTGCCTGTAATAGTTACTTGCTTACCATAGATAAGCATTACGTTACAGTCAGTGCCTGACACAGTGCTGATATTTCTAAATGTGTTATTGGAAACACTAAGATTTCTCCAAATATCCTGCGATTCGTAAGTGTTACGTCCTACACGAATAGGTTTGTCTACTGTTATATTTTCAAACAAACAATTAGTAACTTTAAAAGAATTAACCGGCCTTTCTAAAGTAATACCACCACCACAGTTTTTTACTGTAATGTTATCTACGTGGAATTTATCTAAGACAGCACCGCTGACGCTGAAGACGTTCTTAAACAAAAACTTAAACCCTTCAAACTGCACATCCTTAACGTCAGTATCATTCCTTATATCGACAAAAACCTTTGTGTTGCCTACTGCTTTAATTGTACCCGTGCCTCGAATTTTTAAAGCACTAGCAGTCACCACGCCCTCTGAAGGCCAAGAGGACACTAAGAACACACCGTCAGGTACATAAATGGGTTGACCGGAATCAATAGCAGCTTTTACAGCCACTGTGTCGTTTGTAGCGCCATCACCTACCGCACCAAAAGACTTAATGCTACGGATGGTATCTTCATCTACTATAGGAGGTGTAGCGTAAACCACTTTACTCCCATCACAACGTAGTATGGCAGATTGCCCAGCGGGAATAGTTGGCCCTAGGCCCGCGTTGGGTTTCACTAGTATAGGCTTAGATGTAGCGTTCTCTACGCAGTATATTTTAGTTACACTGGGGACTTGAACCGTCGCAAGGGTGCCCGTTATTTGGCTATTAGTGTCGGTGAACTTTAGTATTGCGTTCCGCGCTTCAGATTCGGCGCCGTTCGCGGTAGTTAGGTTGTGGAAGTTGTTAGTCCACGTGTTAATTGTAACCTGTCCAGCTATGGCATCCTCAACCATAGAGGTTATGCCGTTGTTTATCTCGTTACCCCACGTGCCGGAAAGCTCTCCTTGGGTAGGGAGAGACAGCTTTAGGTTGGGAGTATACTGAGTAGCCATGGGGGTTCCTTAGGCTATACGTACAATAGCACTAGCCGCGTTGTTAGTAGGGAAAGTTACATTGAAGGTACTACTAGTTACTGTCTTACGGCCCCCAAAGTCTAGTACTGCTATAGCCTGATTACCGCCCCCAGACTTATATAGTAAAGCCCCACTCGCAGAGAAGGTTGCGGACGCCCAAGACACAGTATTAAAGCTGAGGGTGGCAGTCGTTCCATCAGAGGTAACTGGTATCAAAGTGGCAACGTTGCCCCCAGCAGTGTAATTCGTACCTGTGATCTCTCCGGTGGTAGTATAAACAGTAGTACTAGCGTCTAGGTTCATGTCGTCGCCATCGTATAGGGCTACCTTAAACGCCTGCGTAGTATCAGAACTAAAATCAAAGACTCCACTAAGCACGTCTACTTTAAAAGATGTTGTCTGTGTCTGGATTAGTGTGCTCATTATTATGCCCTGTAAGAGTCGTTAGCTAGTTTATCCGAACCTGCCATTAGCGCTTGTAGTGCGAGCATGTAGTGCTTCTCGTATAGGGCCACCATATCTTGTTCACCCTTAATAAACCGCATAGCTTCCATAAGTGCGCGGTTCAACAACGCTGCGTCGAAGTGCTCGCCTAGCCAAGTAGTAGTTGCGGTTACTATAGACTCTGGAGCGTATCCATACTGTATCTCCACTACGAAGTTCTGGCTGGGTGTGGGCCCAAGCAGCATCTGAGTCTGATTCAATAATGCGTAGTGCTTAGGTATCCCGGATATGATTGAACGTGGGTAAGCCTCACGAATGAAATTTACGTCCTTGTTGAGGAGTATGTGGTACGTACTATCGTCTTCCACCACTGCAATACTGTGTATGTACAAATAGTCGCTGGGTAGACCAAAAGTAGAGGTATTCTGCGACAGGTTGCCCGAAAAGGCTTTACGTAAAGCCGGTAACCGTACAGTGTTGTATATCTCTTGTTCGGCCTGCTGAATAAACATATCGAGCTGGGCAGTTGTGAATGTCTGCTCAACTATGTCTTGTATGTTTGTCTTTAATTCTGTGTAGTTCATGTAATAGTTACCGTAACTTGTCCAACCTCACCCGTAGCTACTAGGGCGTTGGCTGCTAATGAATCTGAAGGGCCGCCTACTGGGTTGTACCCCCACTGAATACCACGTGCGCTAACCTTAGCGCCTACCCCAAGACTTCTATCAGGGCGCGCGTCTCGCAACGCTTGTGGGTCATATACAGGAAACTCACCTAATTTGTTTTGTGGGTGGTCTCCATTCCAGCACGAAGGGCACGCCTTTATATTTGTGTCTACGCCTTTTCTAACTAAACTCTTTAGCTGCTTTAGTTTGTACCTAAAGCCACACAAGTCGCAGAATCCGAATGCCTTCTTACCAGAGGCGAACTTAGTCCCCATTACATATGTCCTATGCGGGGTACAAACCTAACTGGAGCCTTCTCCCTATCTTCCTGCGCCGCTAAATCAAACTGCTCTTCGTATATAGATTTTAACATGCTTACGCGATCTGTGAGTTCGGGTACCTTCATAGCGATATAATACGCTAACCCTGCTACTAGGCAAGGGAGGAAACGGAAGTTCATGTCCGCAGTCTCTACACCTGTGCCCGCGTCTTGTACTCTACGTAGGCGGTAGTAGTTTATCTTGTATCCTGCCTTATCTGGTACAGGCCACACGTTGATCTTGGGAGCGTCTCTTAGACGTTCAATAAATATTTGTATTGGTCTACCTTGTGTCAACTTGTTTGGGATAGTGGCATAAGTACTAACACTAATACGTGACAGGTTAAGGTCAGACTGAGTAGATACGTTACCTGCATCCGTTCGTAGTTGATGCTCTAGTAGGTCAATGGTATCGGCGGGGAGTGTGTACTGCGTCTGCCCCTTCACTAGGTCAATGCTACCTTCCTCGATAGTCCACATGTTGATGCCACGGTTCTGCCACTCGATAGTCATTAAGTTCATAGAGCGACGAGCAGTGCGCAGGTCATAGCCAGAACGCATCTCACGTCCAGCTCTCTCCCACGCCTCTTCAGCAATCTCGGTGAAATCCATGTCAAACGCTGTAGTATTTGATGTAGCCATTATCTTCCCCATCCTGACTTAGCTTTTTCTTTAGCTTTCTTAGATAGATCGCCGTAATGGAACAATCTTACACTAGTTTTACTATGATTTTTACCTGAGTGAAGAGTTCCGTCAGCCATTTTATGTAGGCCACCCTTATGCTCTTTACCGTCTTTTTTGTAGTGCTTAACGCCCATACCCATGGCTACTTCCTCCGCTTAGCAGGAGACACTCTACGTGGCTTGCCTGCTGGTTGCCCTAACCGATTCTTCTCGGCTATCTTACTCTTCTTCTCCGCACTCGACATCTCACCTGAGGTCTTTGGAGTCTTAGATGTAACACGCTTAGAAGGACGGCAGTAAGGAGTACCCCTACCATCGCCTTTCTTTCTACCACAAGCCTTACCGGTCTTTACGTCTTTCCAATCTTCCTTGAACCAACGCTTTAGAGACGCACCCTTCTCGGTTTTACGTACTCCACCGCCCAACTTATAGTATCTACGCATTACTTGCCAGCCTTCTTCTTTCGGCATTTAGCAATAGCCCCAGACGCATACGCGGAAGGGAAGACCTTGTAGCTGGCCTTCACCTTCTTATAGCATGAGTCTTTTACGGTACCGCCTTTAGCAAACTTCTTGTCCTTAGGGCAGCCGCAAGAGCTTGTTTTATAGTAACTACGCATTAGCGCATCTTACAGGCGCGTACGCCTTTCATAGCTTTACCAATGCCGCGCACCTTACCACCAGCCATCAAATTGCGAGTCTTTCCCGTTACAGGACTTTTAATGCCTTTTTCTTTTCGTAGCTTTGAAGCCTTGTTAGCCGCAGCGCCCTGCTTCCCTACATCAAAACCTACGCTTTCCTTACGTTTAGAAGTGGTTCTAGCCGCCCTACCGGACTCAGTTTTTTTCGCTTGCTGCAACTCCCGGGCCGCTCTACTAGGTTTTTTAGTATTAAAACCCTTCTCGTAGTTAGTTTTTTTAGCTCCCTTATCAATAGCTGCTTGACGCTTTGCTATTTGCTTCTTAGCTTCGTCAACAGCTTTTGTCCCATACTTCTTTACAGCTTCGCGTGCCCCTTTCGATGCAAGAAATCTTGCTGCAACGCCTAATAATGGTAATGCCATTATACTTTCCTCATCTCATCTTACATACTTTGCCGCCACGTGCCATACCGTAACCACGAATCTTACTCTTAGCCATACCGCCAGCCATCATCTTGTTCTTAGCCGCACGTTGGCCTCGCTTAGGTTTCTCAGCCATACCACCTTTCATCATCTTCTTGGCCTTAGCCTTGTCGTTAGCTTTCTTGGCCTTAGAGTCTTCACCAGCAGGCATTCTATTGTACGTACCGAACTCTTTGTTTAGTGCGTCTTGTCGAGCCTTATCTGCCGCATTAGGGAGGTTACCCATCATGGCTTTCTTCGCCTTGGCGTCGTACGCTTTCTTTTGAGCGGGCGTTAGCTTCTCATAGTCCGCTTCTTTCATTGGTTTAAATTTGTCCATAGGACTCTCCATCTGCTTGGTCATTTGCGACCGTGATATAGTCATTAACGCATCTTGCAAGATTTGCTGCGTGCAGCGATACCATTGCCTCGTACAGTCTTGCCTTTGCTGTACTTCTTAGCCATACCGCCAGCCATCAACTTGCGAGTCTTACCAGTCTTCTTGTTCATGTAGTCTCGTAAGCTCTCACCCGGCTTCAGGTCTTCTTTATATACTGCCGCCATCTTCCTACCGTTCTGACTGTAGTACAAAGAACCAGCTTTCTTAGCCTGTGCGATAGTACTATATTGATTCCAATCGCCACCTTTGTTAGCTGTTTTAGCAGAGCTACTGGCAGCGCTACCTGTACTTGCTGACTTAGAAGAACCAGCTTTTTTCGCGCGTGCGTCTGCGGCACGCTTTGCTGATTTAGCTGTCTGCTGCTTAGCATAATCGCTCTGAGCTTTCGTAGGGGCGCCTTGTGGGTCTGGCCCTGCTTGCTTCTTACGTACGCCTGCGCCACCCATATCAGGGATAGTGCGCTTGACCGCAGTTGTTCCTTCCTTTGCAGAGGGGCTTTTATACTCTGGCTTGTCCGCCGTAGGTATTGCCATTGGGGCTACTGTTGCAGCGGTTAAGCCACGTAGACGTCCACTACGAACGTTCTTTGCGCGCTGCTCTTTGGTAGCCATCTTGCCGGTACCTTTCTGCTTTAGTCCGTAGCCGCGACCACGATTCATAGTAGAAGTACCTTTTACAGTTTCTAAACCTTTCTTAGAGCCTAGTTTAGACGCTGCGCCTTTTTCGGCGGCTCTCGCCTTATCTACTGCTGCCTTACCGTATTTTTTGACCGCCTTTGATACGCCCATTCGGCCTATCGCGGATATGATTGCTCCTACTGCTGGTAGTGCCATTTTAACATCTCCAGCGCTTACGCGCTTGTCTTAATCGTGAATTAGGGTCTTTCGCTGCTTTTGGAAACTTCTTCATCTGCCCTGCGGAACGTGCGCAGTAAGACTTACGTCTAGATGCGCGTTTCCCTGTAGGCTTATCTTCCGTCACAGCCGTCTTTAATTTACTGCCGGGGTTATTCTTTCGGTATTTAGCTACACCTTTAGCGGTCATGCCCGCACCGGATTTAGTAGGACGTTTGTCGCCGCTCTTCTGGCTCATCCCCTTCATGCCGGTGCCGACCTTCCCACCTTTTTTATAGTACCTACGCATTACTTTAGCTCCAGAAGAACGTCATGGCAGTAATATTGCTTTTGGCATGCACCCAGATTTCGTTCTCAAACCGTATACCATTACCCGGAATATTTACTGAGTGAGTATCCGTATTGGTGAAGGTTATGTCCAATACACTAGTACCGCCATCACCATCTTTTAGGACGATTCTGGGGGTACCACTATCGGCAGACTTAACCTGTAGCTGTCGTAAACGTGCGGGGCCGCCACTTACTGATCCGCCTGACGTCCTACGTTTAGCTGTTATATCTACTTTCTGACTCATAATCCCCCCTATGCCAAGAATAATGTTACTGCTTCGAGGGCAGTAAACGCAGAAACGTACACGCCGTCCTTAAACCGTATACCATCTGCGGGGATATTTACCGAGTGAGTATCACTATTAGTAAAGTCTAGATCTAGCAAAGTGGCGCCGCCACTACCATCAGTTAAGGTAAGTCTTGGGGTGCCACTACTAGAGGTAAACACCTCAACCTGCCGAACGCGTGCGGGTATGCCACTTGAGACAAACCCCGTTGCGTTCTTACGTACTGCAAATACATCTGAGCTAGACATAGCCTACTCCTATTATGCGTCTGCGAATGGAGTAGCAACAGTGCCTGAACCAGAAAGATTCCCTAAAACGTGGTACTTAGCAATAGCCATCGCAACGATGATAACTTTAGTACCTGCAACGCCACCTTGGGTAGAGCCATTCATAGTCATAACATCGTTAGATGCACCGGGGACAAATGCCTTGCTGTTAGCGCCGCTGCCCGAGTGGACGAATGCAGTGCCAACGAACTTGTCAGTGCCGTCGGTCAGGATGTCCATATCAGTAGCGGCAGTGTCTACGATGAAAGTATAAGTACAGCCGACGTTGTCAGCGGTAATAGTAGGCAGAGTGAACTTGCCGTCTGCGTCATTTGTAACTAGTACACGACCAGAATGATCATTTACTGTCAGAGTTGTGTCCGCAGTAAGGGATACTGCGCTTGGGCTGATAAAACCGTTGGTAGATTTTACTGGGCCAGAAAATGTAGTTAAAGCCATAATAGTTCTCACATGTGAGTTAAGGCATATCTGTCTACATGTCGTCAGTCGGGTCTGTCAGATACGCCGAAAATTTTTTCCCGAGCTACCAACATACCACAACGCGTTACTTTACGTCAACCATAAAAAAGGGGGCCGAAGCCCCCTAGTACAACTTATTACTACGCGATTAAGCGCCCGGAGATCCGAAGATGCCCAGTGGATCAGAAACGCCGAATGAATAGCGCTCACGAGCCTTGTAACGGCTGTTGCCAGTGTCGAAATCACCGTCCATAGAAGTAGCCATTGGGCTACGAACGAAGTGCTTCAGACCGTTAGGTACGTCAGTAGTTAAGAACCAGTTGTCTGTGTCAGTCAAGTAGTTATTAACAGTGTAACCCTGTGGCACAACACCGTTGCTCTTAATGGCGTTGATGTCGTTGTCAGCAGTGCCTACACGACCTTCAGTTTCCAACAAACGGGTAGCAACGAATTGCAGGTTTGGTGGAATGATCAGCTTCTTAGGCTTAGCAGCGATAAGAAGACCACGCTCGTCAGTCCAGCCAGCGATCTGAATAACAGCAGCTTCCAAAGAAGTTTCGTTAAGATCAGCAGCAACGGCTGGAGTATTAGAGTTTTCACCACCGCCAACCAGCGGGTGATCAGTAGCACAAAGCACTTTACCGTCGCCGTAGGTAGTACCAGCAAAAGCGTTGTTCAGAATGTCTGCGCCTTTAACCTGCTTAGTGTAAGCCATCGCACGAGCAAGAGCTTTAGTATAACGAGCAGACAGTGAGTCATACAGGTTATCTTCTACTGCTTCTTCAGTGATAGCGAAACCCATAGCGATGGTTTCGTGAGTGTAACGAGCAGTGAATGCTTCTTGCGCGTTATCATACTCGATTGCTGCACCTTCCTGCTTAGTTGGGGCAGAGCCAAAACCAGACAGTTTAGTTTCTTCTTCAAAAGAACGATCAGAGGTTTCAGTCTCGAAAATCTCTTTATGCTCTTCGCCATATTTTGCGTACTCCAAACCAAACAGTGCGTTCAGACCGGGCAGCAATTCCTTGAGTAATTGACTTCTTGAAATAGCCATTAGTTATTCTCCTACAATGCCGGTACCAAACTGGTGGTACGGAAGGTTAAATTTAACGAGTACGTCTGTGGCAGTATCGCCGATAGCAGACCCAGTTTTAGTGCTGAAACCAACAACCTTAAACGCCTTAGTAGCAGTGGCAGTCGTAGCATCGAGAGATACGTTAGACTTACCAGTAGTGGTGTTCACAGAAGTAGTAGCATTTTGTGCGGCACTAAGTGGTGCGTTGTGACCAAGAGCAGTTTGAGCAACAGCAGCGTCAGCCTGTACTTGGAAAGTAACACCGGGATCAGTAACTACGTACGCAGTAGCGTTAGCAGTGCCTGAAGGGTAGTACTGAGAGAAGATCAACTGACCTTCAGTGTTGACGTATTCACAACCAACAAATACACCCAGAGCACCAATACCGTTGCCGCCGAGGTTGTTAGTAGTAGCGTCAGCGCCAGTACCAGAAGCAAGCTGTACGTAGCCTGCGGCAAGTTCGACAATAGAGCCATAACCAATGTTATTGGCTACGCCTGCCGGTGTAATTAGAAAAGCGTCACGGGCGCCCGTATAGGGAGTACCGTCAGCCTTTCGTACGGGAACAAACCCGTATGGGGAAGCTGTAGAAGCCATAATTATATACCTTATAAAATTTTAGTTTAGCTACCTTTACCAAAGGTAACTTTCGATTTCCTATCATTGAAGATAGGCATTCTCGGATCATTTTCTCGCATCAGGTTATTGTCCACAGACTGAATCTGAGCCGATGACTGTTGTCTATAGTAGTCATTTCGCTCGTCAATCATTTCCTGCGGTGCCTTACAGAGGATCAGTCCACCGATTACCACGTTGTCTTTGAACCTTTCGTTTTCAATAGCGACAAGTGTTATCTCTGGGTGATCTGTAGCCTTTACCGGCTCCCAACCTTCACGAATCTTAGATGAGACGTTTGTAGCGTCCGTAGTACCTTGAGAGCTAACTCGTACCCAACGAAATTTATATCCATCTTGCGGTATCGGAGAAGGCAGAACTTCTGGTCTTTTCCACGCAGTTGGACGGATTGTTTTCTCACGAGTTGTTACTTCACGGTTAATTCTATTCTCAGCCATTATACTTTCCTCATCTCTTCAGCAACCTTTTTGGCGTATAGCTCCAGTGGAACTCCGAGTTTCTTAGCGATAGCTACTTGTGTTTGCGTTAGGCGCACCTTTTTGGGTGCTGTGCTCCGCGACGCGGGGGCAACCACATTACTTCTTCGCTTCGATGCCTCAGTGCTTACTGAAACTTCTTCTTCGGCCTCTATCCCGAGTTCTTCGGGGAAGACCTTTTGCATACGGGCGTCTATAGCCGCGTAGTATTCATCACTGCCTGTATCTACACCTTGCTTAACTAGCTTCTGGTGTACACCCATGGCGTAAGCCGTCATCTCGTCATCATCACCAAACCACGTGTTCTCTGAGGCCCATTCTGCGGCTCTAGGGTCAGCGGTTGGTACGTCAACGGTACTTTGTGGTATTTGTACACTACTTCTTTCTCTTTGTAAAGACTCAGTGTCATAGTTAGCTATCTTATCGGCACGAATGTTAGCAGTGGTTAGTCGTTCTTGTGCAGCTAGAACCTCTTCTGCGTCACCACCCTCATACGCGGTCTTGTACGCTTTCTTAGCCATTTCTAGCTCGGAAGCAGTACTTCTCTTGGCGTTCTCGATAGCCGACTTCTTACTATTAAACGCTCTATCTTGTAGCCCTTCGTTTTCTTCTAAGAGCTTCTTAGCAAGGCTCTCCAGTTCCTTACGCTCACGCATAGCTTCTTCTTTCGCGCGGCGTTCGTCATGGTAACCCTTACTAAAGTGTTGAATTCTTTTACGTACTTTCTCAGAGTAGTCTTCCAACTCATCATCAGTAACGTCTTCAGGGGGTTTAGAGGCTTTACGCCCACGATCTGCTTTCGGCGTATCGTCGACTACTTCAATCTCTACCTCTTTCTCTTTTTTAGGCTTCTCTTCCTTAGCCTCTACCTCAACTTCTTCCTCTCCCAGCGTTTTAGCGCTGGAACCTTCTACCTCAATTTTAGTTTCTTCGTCTCCCTCAGGAAACTCAAACTCTACTTTTTGCATGGTCATAACTTACTCCTTACGCTCGTGTTATTTCACGGGGGTCAGCAACGACGGCTTCAATAGAATCATCATTCATTAGACGATACTCTAGGCCATCAACTTTAAATCGCGTACCAGTATTAGTACGGAACATTACATAATCGCCAGTCTCACACCAAGCGCCAGAGGGGAAGCGGTCTTTGTCAGCATAGGCACCTTCGCCTAACGCCATAACTCTACCCATAACAGACAGGATGTGTTCATGGTTTTGGTCTTTCGTAGACTTAATAATGCCACTGCTACCGTAGGTTTCATCTACCTCAGGTATGGCAATTAAGACTCTATAGCCCACTGGTTTGGGCAACTTTTCAAGCAACTCACTCTCTACATCACTCAAATCACTCATCATCTTCTTCCAAAAAATTACGCGAAAGGTCGTTTACGTAAGACAAGCTGGACTTTAGACCTCGGATCAAGCCAACTACTTCCCGGTAATCGGCGTAGTCTTTCACTGCGCCCCCACCAAGATGTTCTTCTGCTGCGGAGATCTGCTCCGCGATTTGTTTATTTAGCACGTCAAAGACGGTAGTACCCATGGTTACTCCTTAGGTTTTGTTTTGTTTTACTGAGTCAATAGTAGCCTTGCGCAGTTCTGCGTTCAGCTTTAGGTTGTCTCTCGCCGAATCAGCGTCTAACTTCTCTCCCGCCTTCTTCATGTCGAGTTCCAATTCTGCTCTCTCAAGCTCCAGTTCTGTCTGCTTAGCTTGGATGTCAGCCATTGTCCCTTGGGCCTTAATCTGTAGCTCTTGCTGCTTGAGCTGTGCGTCCGTCTGATCCTTCTGCATCTTACGCTGCTGCTCGGCCTGCTTGACCTGTAGCTCTGCTTGTTGCATCTGAATAAGCGGGTCTTGTTGCTGCTGTTGTGCTTGGGCTTGTGCGGCCTGCTGCTTGTTTTGCTGCATGAGCTGCTGTCCTGCTTTCGAGGCAAGGCGAGAGATACTGACTTCGATCTCTTTCGGCAGTTCTGCGTTTGGTGGTGGTAACTGAGCACCGAGCTTCTCTTCCACTGCTTTACGGTACTTAAATGCCAAGTGTTCAGCCAAGTGAGCCTGTAGGGACGCCATCATCTGCTGTGCCTTTGGGTTCTGACCTAGTGCTTGCATAACCATTGGGTCTTGCATAAACGCTTGGTGCGCAGCGATGTGGGCGTCATGGTCTTGCTCGATAAACGCTTTGATCGGCTTCATGTTGAGGATGTTCATGTTCTCACTGATCGGGTCTGCTGGCTTGACGTCATCCTTAGTTGGGACGATCTTGTCAGCGTTCTTAATGCCCATAACTTCGATCATTTCGCGGTGGAGTACAGGTAGGTCATATATCTGAGGTGCCTGTTGCGACATCTGCAACACTGCCTGATACTGTACTACACGTTGGGCCATTGTGGAGCTGTTAGGGTCGCTAACAGGGATCACATCGACCATAGAGTAGTCTTCTCTCTTCGCTGAGTTCTCCCCACGTGCAGGGATGTACTCGTAGTCCTCTGATGCTTCTTCTGCCATGATAGCCTTGAGTAGTTTAAACTCTTGCTTCATAGCGAAGTGGACACGAGACTGCACCGCAGCCATAGGCTTCAGTGTGCGCTCCAGTAAGGCTAGTGTAGTACCCACTGGGGCGTTGGCGCCCATATCAGAGATGTCCATATCAGCGATAGCGCCTAATCTACGGCCTTCCTGAGTAATCTTATCCAAGAGAGCCAAAAGAGTCTGACTAGGCTCTTTATAAGGAAGAGGCATGATGTTGTCACGGATACTACCTGATGGTACGTCCACATCTTTAAACTCACCCGGTTCAATCGGGGAATCGTCACCTTTAATACGCAAACCACGAGACTTTAAGCCGCCCGGTAGGTTAGAAAGCGTACCAGAGTCCACCAATTGCCGTATAAGCGATGTTCCGGCTTTAGCGTACCCACCTATAATGTGGATCAGTCCAAGGCCGTAGAAGCCAAATCCGGGCACGTATACGTAATGCACGAAGTGTTGATTCTTCATATTTAGGTCGTCTGACTCGTCCCAGTTACGGCGAATAGCTAGGATTTCTCCAGTACCACGCTCAATAGTAACTACATAAGGCTTAGCGATAGCATCTTCGTCGTCTTCTTCGATAGCCAGATCAGCGTGGATCTCATATAGACAGAAACGGTCATCGTCGGTCATTGAGTAACCGCCTTCTTCTGCCTTACGCTCTTCAATGTCTGAGTGGTATGGCTCAGGCTCACCTAGGTCAACATCCATGTAGAATCCTGCCGCCTGTAGCTTCTTGACGTCATTCTCGCTTTTGCGCATTACATGGGTGACTCGTTCGGCGGTTTCGATGTTAGACGCTCCATATGGAACGATAACGTCTTCTGCCGGGATATAGAGAGAACACTGACGTCCCATATTAGGGTCGAAGTAAACCTTCTTAAACGCCGATCCTCCCAGTCCTAGGCTATATAGCATTCTTTCGTGCTCTGGGCGATACTCAAGCATATTCTCGGTAAGTTCGTAATTCATGTCCGCTCGGACACGTTCACCAGCCTCTACCTTCTCTTTAGTCTCTTTACCTAGAATCTTAATCTTTACAGGGCCAGCGGCAGGGAAAGTCTCGCTCATAGCCTCTGCTTGGAAGCGAATAGCGGCTTCTGAAAGCACTGTAGAGTACACACCACAGGCGCCTTCCCAAGGAGAGGTACGCTCTTCAGTCTTGAACCCTAGTACATCTAGCCCTTTAACATAGGCTGCGGCCCATTCTTTGCGACTCTGCACGTCAGCGTCTACCAGCCCGAGAAGGTCACCAGAAAGCTCTTGTAGCTCTTCCTCGGCCATATCTTCTGCTAGGTTGTCGCCAAACCCGTTTTCACCCTTCATTTCGCCGGGAACAATAGTGATTTCTACAGAACCATCGTCGAGTGTGACCATTTCGGGGTCAACAATCTCGATCTCAAGCTCCTGATCGCCCTCTTCGCCTTCTACTTCTTCTTCGATCCCCGATGGGGCAACGTATATACCTTTCTCAATAGCCATTGTCTTTGCCTTTAGTAATAGCCGCCCCTACGGTTCGACTTAAAATATTTTTGCTCATCTTCTTCATCAGAAGGTAGCCTTATAAACCCGCCCTGCCTGAACCGCATTAGTGCCATAACGGTCGAATCCACCAAATCATCGTTGGACATAAACGGGAATCCAGCGATCTCCTCGATCACTTCCTCTCCCCAACGCGTTTGTGGTACCCATACTAATCCAGATTGTACAATATCAGACACAGAGTTTAAACGTGCAAGTTTATCACCTGAGCCTCTATGTGGAGTAAATTCAGACACAGGTAGCCCCATACGGCGCATTTCTTGGTATAGCGCGGTACCAGAGCTCTTTTTCTCTACAATAAACGCGTCAGGTTCCCAATCTTGGTACTCTTCTAGGGCCATTTCCTTCAATTCAGGAAATTCTAAGCGTTTCTTAATACTATTTAGTAATATAATGTTGTACGCGCCCTCTTCCTCGTTGAGGAATACCCCCCAAGTGGTTAGCGCAGTGAAATCGGCACGGTTATGCTTCTCCGCCGCCGAGTCAAGGCTCATTATTATGTATTCGCAGGCGGGGGCGCTTTCAGACTCCCATATTCTCCACCATTCGCGTTTTACTACCGCAGCTTCTTCGGCGGTGGGCTGTTGTTGGTACTGAGCGTTCCACTGATACGTAGGCATCGACGCTTTGGTACGTCCTAGTGCCTCAAGGTCAAAAAACTCAGGCCACAGGGGTTTTTCAGTGATTTCACCCGTGTCATTCTC